ACTTCGCAGAATGTATATTATGTAAACCAAACCGTCCAAAAAGTGCCTTAAACGTTGGAATATCAACGTTTTGCGGTGCTCCAGGCAGCGAAGTGCCTGGAAACGTTGATTCCATGCGCTTTGGGAGGATTCGCCACCGCCGCACCCCCGGGGGAGGGGCCCCCTTAACCACCCGTCCCTAACCCAGTAGTGGTATGGCGAAGAGACGGCGCTCTGTGTTATAGAATATTTTGAAAATTTCCCTTTCGGAATACAGAAAATTCGTGCAATTCCGCCAAGATAGCCCAAGCATCTCCTTTCGGAGCCCTCTGTGCTTAGATAATTGACTATTCTGATAAAACATACTATAATATTAATGGAATGTCTTGTTGGAGGGGGTTACGCCGATGCTCCCCTCAGAGAGCAAGGAATACATTGAAAATTTATTTTATCTGTACCCTTCTAGAGCTTACAGGCTTACTGTTTGCAGGGAAAAGATGGCTTACAGCAGCCGAGGAGAGGCGTATGCTGAAGGGAAGCGGAGTGGGTATCACAGCAGTGGCATCTCCCCGGAATTGCTGCAACTCGCTATAGATTTGGATAAGAAGATAAAGGAAGTTGAGGCGATACTGGAAGCTCTGACTGACGCAGAGAAAGATTTTGTTGCGAAGAGGTATTTTGACAAATTAACGATGAAGCTGGTGAGTGAGGAACTTCATGTTTCTCGCAGAGAGCTTTACAATATACGAGATAGGATTTTTTGGAAGGCCGCACAGATACTGGTTATAGTGAGTGATAGTTTTGATGTACCTGCGGAGCTGAGAAGCAAGCTGTTGAGTGATGAAAAGGTTAGTTAGAGTGATAAGCTGGCCAGCTATCACATAAAAAAATGGTAAAAAGAAAGGAGGGAAACTCTCCTTATTTGCGTTTGGCCTTTGCCATAATATAATAACACGTAGGGCTTAATGCATGAAGCTTTTGCGTACTGATGCCGGCTTTAGTCTCAGGTTAATTTAATATTGTCTCCTCATTAAAAGCCAAGTAGCACACAATATATCGCCGATATTACCTGTGAGGTAGCCACGTGGGAATTAGCCCAGCCCACGTGGTCCTTTTTTTGCACATTCTGTGCACATTTTGTGCACAGAAATTGATAGATTATTGTGTCTTTTTTGATATAATAAATATAGGAAAAATGTTTCCTGTCCTACCCCATTAGGCTAGGGGGTTAGTGCCCTCCTAGCCGCCGCATGACAAAAAGGTGGGATGTTATGTCTAAAAGTGGTGAGCCAGTAAAATATCCCAAGACGCCACTGAGGAAGCTATCGAATCATCACTACAAGGCTATTGAGATGCGCCTTGAGGGGATGACTTATAGGGAGATAGCTGAAAGGCTGGGCTTCGGACACTCAACTGTAAAGCAGTGGTTCAGGGAGCCTGTGATGAAGCAGGCAATGGCAGAGCTTACCCAAGAAACGATAGATGGAATCAAGGCGAAGCTGGTCAAGGGTGCAGAGCAGGCTGCGCAGACGCTGCTTAAGATTAGCAGCTCTGACGAGATTAATCCTACAGTGTTCTATGCTGCAAGGGATATTTTAGACAGAATAGGGCTCAAGGCTGGGAGCAAAGTGGAGCTGGTGGGCCCTGGAGGCGGTCCGATTCAGGTGGAGCACAATGTTAACATAAAGGACAGAAAGCGAATACTTGAGGCTGCTTTGCGTGCAGTTGAGGTGCTCGATGACGGTGAGGAAACTGAAATATATGAGGCTCAGGTAGTGAGGGATTATGACGACGCAGAAGAGTGAAATACAGCAGGCACTGGACACTATCTGGGAAGCTATTAAAAAAGACATCCTCTACTTTGTAAGGGAGTTTGTATATATAGAGGACCCGCAGACAGACGGGCTGGTAATGAAGTTTGACCCGTGGCCGGCGCAAGTGGAGGCGCTAAATGTTTTTCAGGATCACCGGTTGGTGGTGGTGTTGAAGGCCCGTCAGCTGGGGCTTTCTTGGTTGGCGCTGATTTATACAGTCTGGCGGATGCTCACCAGGTCTGGCTTTCGAGCCACTGGCCTTTCAAGAGGAGAAAATGAGGCTAAGGAGCTTGTTCGCCGCATCAAATTTATACTTCGCTACTTGCCGGATTTTCTGATTAGGCCGGCAGAGGACGCTGCAGGTTGGAATGGCCTGACCTGGGAAGGCGGAGTGATGGGTGTTACCATCAAACATCCGGGGAAAGAGGATTCTAGTTTCAATTGTTTCCCGGCAGCTCCGGACTCTGGTCGTTCATTTACATCGTCACTAGTGGTCCTCGATGAGTGGGCATTCCAGCAGTTTGCAAGAAGAATTTGGCAAGCGGCTTATCCTACGATTAACCGTCCGACAGGCGGACAAGTTATAGGGATTTCATCTGGTCAGAGGAACACTTTTTTCGAGGAAATTTGGAATGGAGCAGTATCTGGCACTAACAGTTTTTACCCGTTATTCCTCTCCTGGCGTGCAGACCCCTCTAGAGATGATGAGTGGTACGAAGAAACGAAGAAGAACTTGCCACACACGTATCGCCAGGAATATCCTGAAACGCCAGAAGACGCCTTCGCTGCAGGCGAGGGAGCAGCGTTTTATGAGTGGGACCCGAAGATTCATGTGCCGTTTGATGCAGATTGGTATCCTCCTCCGGATTGGCGCATAGTACGGGCATATGATGGTGGGCTCGCCAGGGCTTGCTGCAAATGGTATGCGATAAGCCCCGACGGCGACGCAGTTTGTTACAGAGAGTTTTATCCTAAAAACATGACTGACGATGACCAGGCACAAGAAATTAAGCGGTTGTCAAAGTGTCCGGATGGAAGCAGCGAAGAAATAGCTTACACTGTGGCTGACCCATCCTGTTGGTCAAAACAGGCAGGAACAGGTGAAAGCACAGCTGATGTTTTTGCCAGGTATGGCGTGCCGATGCGCAAAGCTGACAACGACAGGATAAACGGATGGAAGAGGCTGCACCAGTGGCTGAAGCCAAGAGAAGGGAAGTCGCCTAGGCTAACATTTACGAANGCCTGTGTTAATACGATAAGAACGTATCCGACTATAACCGTTGATGAGAATAGGCCAGATGACATAAACACAAGACAAGAGGATCACCCGCAGGACTGNGACCGCTATTTTGTAATGTCGAGGCCTGCGGCTCCGAGAAGACCGAAGGAAGAGGAAGAGATGCGCAGAAGGCGCAGCAGAAGAATCAGGCCTTTTATATCGCCGATTACCGGNTATTAAGGAGTGTGGCACATGAAGAGGCAAACGCAAGAATCGTTAGAAGAAGCTGCCCTGCTGCTGCAAAAATTTAACTACGCAGAATCCTGGCGGCGCCAATATGATGAGGTNGCTGTAGAGTGCTANAAGCAATATGTAGGTTACCGGCCACCGCCAGATGAGGAGCATATAGGGCGGTCAAANCTACACATACCGAGGACATACGAGCAGATAGATGCCCTGAGGTCGAGGTTCATAAAGTCTTTTTTCTCTTCGAGACCGTANGTGGACTTCATACCGATGCCGACGTATGGAGAGACAGTGACCCCTGAGGAGATGTTGGCCCGTGAAAAGAAGGGGCAGATAGCTGCAGCTCTTCTCGATATGCAGTTTGAAAAGAATGGGATAGTCAAAAAGTTTTATGACTATTTGACTAGTTTGTTGGTGTTCCCGGCTGGAATTTTGGGGGTTGGCTGGAGATATGAAGAGAAGGTAATCAGGAAAGAGGTGGAGACAGAACAGATCATCCACACTGAGATGGGGCCAGTAATGGGAACGCCAGTCAAGGAAGTCCAAGAGATTACAAAGGTAGTATTTGATGATAACGAGATTGTGAACATTGACTACTTTGATTTCTGGCCTGACCCGCATGGGCACGATATAGATTCTTGCAGATATGTTTTTCAGAGGGAATGGGTAACCAGGGAGGAGTTGGAGTCCAGATTAGAGCTTTATGAAGAATCAGGAGCAGGGGATGTGTATGAGGTTAATTATGAGGAGTTGCAACAAGCGAGAGCTTATGAAGATGGAAGATTTGAGAGGCTTAGCGCTGTTGGTTTGTCTCCTCATTTTGACGAAGATTCCTCCTTAGAATCTCCTGAAAAAAACCTGTATGAAGTTCTGCACTACTGGGAAGACGACTTGCACATCATGATAATTAATCGGCAAGTGATGGCTTTTAAGGGAGATAATCCCTACTATCACAAAAAAAAGCCGTTCATAGTTCATTCTTATGAGCCGCTGCCTAATGAATTCTATGGTCGTAGCGCAGTGGCTATTATGAAAGATTTGCAGGCAGAATTAGACACCCTTCGGAATCAGAGGATTGATAACATCAGTTTTGTTCTTAACCGAATGTGGAAGGTTCGGAAGGGTGCCGACATAGATGAAGCAGAGCTGGTATCCAGGCCGCATGGCATCATTCGTGTTGATAACCCCGATGATGTAACAGAATTGGCCATGAACGACGTGACAAGTTCTGCGTTCCAAGATGAGGCAATCATTAAGCAGGACATGGAGAACGCTCTAGGAGTTCCGTCTGTTGTCCGTGGCGTGGACCCAGCTAAGAGAGAGACTGCAACCGAGGTTGTAACCAAAGCGTCTAACGCTTCGGTCAAGTTTGATGTTAAGGTGCTCCTTTTTGAAGAGTTAGGATTGAAGCGCTTGGCTATGCTCATGGATTCTAACAACAGGCAGTTCATTTCTGAGCCTAGGTTGGTTTATATTTTTGGTGCTGAAGGCGTAGANGCGTGGTTGCAGTACAATCCTGAAGATGAAACAGGAGATTACGATTATAGGCCAGCTGGTTCCAGCACAGATGCAGGCGCCAACAGAGACTATATGAGGCAGCAGTTTAACCAGCTTATGAGTATTGTTATGCCTGCTAACATTCCGTGGGTCAATAAGTATGAACTTTTCAAGTCGTGGTTAGCCACTTATGACCTTCGGAATGTGCAGAAATACATCATCCCGCAAGAACAAGTGATGCAGCAACAAATGATGATGCAGCAGTTGATGCAGGCGATGGCGGCTCAGCAGCCCCA